CAAAGACCCAATCACCGAGTCTAGGAGTTCCATATAGATTAGGAGTATTTAAAGGGTGAATAGATAGTGCCCAAGGTAAATCGGCAGTCGGAACTAAATTAGTTGACTTTGCTGGATGATATCCAAAGCATCTCACTTTGCATCTGCCAAGCGTCAATGGATCGTCAATATCTTCAACGATTCCAATCCACCAAACAAATCCATCTTGACCAATAAAATTTCTCATCAATTATCCCATGTTCTTAAAGTACTGAATTTCTTTTTCTTGTTGAGCAATCCATTCGTCTGATGGCTTACCTTCACCTTTGTAGTAGCGCAAAGGTCTACCAGTCTTCTTAGAAACTAACGCCCATCTGCCATCTACTTGTTTAAGTGTCTCAATCAATTCTGGACCGTAAACGTCTTCTTCCCACTCTTCTTGTGAAACAGTAGTGCCCTGTATAAAATGTTTAAATTTTTTCATAGTCTGTCTAACTCTGATGTGTCTACTGAACCCGGAGGAACATTGTCTTTAATCCAAGTCAGCAATTGTTTTTTCACATCAAGTTCTGTCTTTGTAGGCTTTCCTGGTTCTTTAAGCGTCAAGTATTTGAAGTCTTTAATAACAGGATCATCTCTCTTGTCTCTGTATGGTTTATTTGTTTTTGGGTCAAGTACATAAATTGTATTCTCTGGATTATTTAAAATGACATAAATACCGCCTTGTACACCATCAGGCATGCCATTTGTCACAAGATTGTATATGGTTTGTGCCGCACCCACATGAGTCGCAAATAAAATATCTTCTGGCACAACTCTAGGGCGAGTTTTGTTATTCTTTATTGCAATTTCATAATTTTGCAGAACCCAAGATACGTGAATGTTCTTTGGTTCATATCCAGCGACAAAAAGTTTTGGCAAAACATCTGTCATATCTGAAACTTCTTTGAAAGTGCTGTCAAATATGATGTTTGGTAATTGACCCTTTTCAGCGCCAGCAAGCATCAACTCTAATGTCTTGTCTTTTGAACCAGTAGCACGAACAAGTACGTGTAGAATGTATACATGTGTTGGAGTCTTAAGATTCAAGTCACCCATCTTCAGATTCTTGTCAATTAATTCTTTTTGAATAAGTTCTTTATCTTTTTCGGAAATTTTATCGCCATACTTGTCTAGCAAATCTTGAGTCGTGAATTTACCAAGTTCATCTAACTTTTGAAATGCAATTTTCAATTTATCAACGTCACGCACTTTAAATTCTGATCCTTGCATAAAATGTTGAACAGCAAAACTTTTACCAGACGCCGCTCCACCAGCAAGGAACACAATCTGCCCATACTTTGCGCCTTTGTTGTAGAGAATTTGTTTCTCTACAAGTTGATATGCTTTGTAATCTTTTAAATCTACATACTCTGAAAATTTGAGTTTCATTTTCGAATGCCTTTATGGGGATACTGGTATTAATCGGTTTAGGTTTATGGGAGAAGAACCTCTTGTGAGTTCTAATCTCTTTATGTAACTTGTTCCAGATAAACTATGTTTAACTCCAGATACAAAATATTTGCCAGAATGATATCCATCTGGTAGTGGATCACTAGAATTCAAAGTTAATTGTTTATCGTATGCGCTAGGAATCATAAGATTGATAACATGTCCAACACCAATTGAATTGGTTGCGCCCTGAACGTCAACTTCTAGTTTAAACATGCTTTTAGATAAGTGTCCAAAAATATTATTGGAAAGCCAATTCTTTCTATTGATTGTATCATTAATTGACGATAAAATCAAACGTCTTCCTGGAATCTCATTTTTATTATTGTCGTAAGTATTGAAAATGTTTTGTTCATCTAATAGTTTATTGGCATAGAAATCGCCAGTCTCTCTATTTTTATAACCAAATTTTTCCACATTATGTGTTCTTTTAATTGGATCGATTGAAGTTATTGTAGTATTGTATAAGCCCAATAGCATACATTCCAAATGGTTGAAGTTTTCTTTATACGTCAATTTTGAAACACGAATATTTTTACCTTCAACTCTTCCGTCTGAATTTTGATTAAACTGTAATGTGTGTACGCCACCAGTGATGGAGTCGTCTATTAACTTTTCATAGCTTCCAAAATAGTGTGATGATGCAAATTTTCCTCCGGTTGGGTATGTACCAACTACTGGAATAAAACGTTCAAAGAATACATAAAATTTATTTTTAGTACAAGCACGTTCAGCCAATGCTTCAATTGCTCTATGTGGCATAATTCCAGTACTCACAAACGGAGCAGTCAATGTTACTTTTGGGTCTTCTATCGCTAAATCGTTATCCGACATTTCTTTAAATAGTGACACAACAGCATCATTGATATTTGTATTTTTGTAACTTTTGAAGATTAATTTTTTTGTTGAGTTTACAAAAGACCTTGATGAAAAAAACAATGTATATTTTTTTGTTAAGTTAGAAACATCAACTTCATATCTGCTAATTTTATTGACAATAAAATCTTGTCTCCAGACAATAACATCTTGCGTTGCCGGCATAGAAACTTTTAATGTAATAGTTTCTCCGCCTTCTATTTCCCATTTTTCAATTGCGCCGCCAATATCACCAATAGTTACTGAGCCAACAATAGATGCAGAAAATACATTTTCGTCTATATTAAAATCTAAGAATGAATCCAACAAAGAAATTTTAACGTTTTGTCTTGTTAAGATCGATAACTCATTTACTACAACATCTCCGCCAATTTGTGATTTTGGAAGATTAATTCTAGATATTGCAATGTCATTGGGTGCGTCCATTTGAGTGTCACCAGACACCGCACCAAATGGGTATGATAATTGATATGTCATATATTAAATAATAGGCTTTAAGATGATGCTTTTTAATCCGGCATCTAATTGCCCAAGAATATTTTTTTGTAGAATTTTAATTTTTGATTTATTTGTATTTTTTCTCAATTCCCACTCATACGTTGTTTCTGATCTTCTAAGCGCCGAAGATAATGTTGTCCATTCGGCAACGTCAATTATATTTCCTGAATTATCATAGTAATACTTTAATGTACTCATTGCGGTTTGTAAACTGCCATATTTTTCGATGATATAATTTTTAAATTCGTCAGTATTTTTAGGCCAGTCATCGTATATGCTATACATGTTGTTAGTTAACATTATAACCCAATCATATTCTGGACTACCATACAATTTATATGAAACAAAGTCTGGAGTTTCTCCGTCCCTAATCACATATGGTGTATATGCAATTTTCCTAAAATCTTTTACGTAGTCTTTTATCTTAGACACAACTGTAATATCGATTGCTTTTAGATAATCGTGGTCGTCAATTTTATAACGAATTTTTGGATAATTTGTAAATATACTCATTTTTAGAAAATCGTCCTATATTCTGAATTTATTGAAGTTCGTTCGTTACCAAGTGTACCTGTTGTTGGTAATGATGTTTCTCTTAAATTGATTGTTACTGTTACTTCACTCGGATAGTATTTTTTGTCAGCACCCGATGAAAAAAATACCATTTTATTCTGTGACCCATAATCAACTGCCACGTTTTCAATTACGCAAAATTCACTAGTAAACAATTCTGTTAATGAAGTATCACCCGTAGCATTTTTCTGAAGTAATAATTTGAATTTACAAGTGTCTGGATACCCAAGACTAAATGCAGAATCTAATCCACCACCAATTAAATTTCCGCCAACCAAGAAGGCAATATCACCACCTTGAATTTTAGCATCCGCTTTAATTTGTGCAATTTGTTCTGGAGTTTTTTCTCTCAAATCTGGAACCGAATCGTCTCCTGCGCCCTCAAAAACATCACCTGTAACTATTCCACCTCTAGGTGAAGATGCAAATCTAAACGTATTTACAATATCTATCATTTTTTCTGCTTCTGAAAGACTTGTTGGTCTCATTGTAAATGGCAATGTAAATCTTCTGAATGTTGGACCTTGATATATCAATTGTTGAAAATTATTTAAGAATCTTTTTGTGATGAATTCATATTGAGATTTTCCTCCCAATCCAGCTGACTGTATAAAACCTTGTGCGCCAGATGCGGCAAATTTAACCTGCTTTAATATGGCTTCTAATGTTGCATTGCCAGTAGTCTTCAATGCGCTAAAAACACTTTCACTTGGATTTGCATCTGGCGCCCCAAATATGTTCTGACTCTCTGAATATCCATTACTTAACGTTGTGTTAAACGTTCCGCCCATGCGTATAAATACGATTGCCGCATCAGATTTGACGCTTGCGAATGCATCAAAGAATTCGAAGCGAGCCATTGGTGTCACAAAATCCTTATGTGAATCTTGTGCACCAAAAATTAAATTTCCTGAAGTGACAGGATATCCTGAAACACCTTGATTTATTCTGAACGGATACTGGTCTGCCACTTTTTATTCCTTTTATGAAAACTCATTATCCTATTTATGTCGTACAAAGGTAAATTTAAACCTAAAAACTATCAAAAGTACAAAGGTAACCCAACTAATATTGTTTATCGTAGTTTACTTGAACGTAGATTTATGGTATATTGTGATGAGACTGCATCTATTTTAGAGTGGTCTTCTGAAGAAGTTGTTGTGCCTTATGTGTCTCCTGTTGATAATCGTTATCATCGATATTTTGTTGATTTCTGGATGAAATACAAAGATAGAAACGGTGATATCAAATCTGTGCTGATTGAAGTCAAGCCAGACATACAAACACGTCCTCCAGTTAGAAAAAATACACCCAATGGTAAACCAACTAGAAGATTTATCAATGAAGTGATGACATGGGGTGTCAATCAAGCAAAATGGGAAGCCGCAACAAAGTACTCAATTGAAAGAAATTGGGAATTTAAAATCATAACCGACAAAGATTTGAGATAAATAGAAGTATGGCTATATTCGATAACATATTAATCAAAGGCGCACAACAAGGTGTCATTCCCGCAAAATCAAAAGATGCGAGGGAATGGTACAGATCGGCTGCCGGAAAACTAACTGGAAATATATCTCCAAGTACATTTGAAAAACGTACAGATGAAGCACGTAAAGTTTCAAGTATGGAATTTGGGTATATGTATGCGTTTAAATACGATCCAAAGCATAAGGCTGACTTACCATACTACGATACATTTCCTTTGATATTTCCAGTAAAGATGGAATCAGATGGATTTTTAGGAATCAACTTTCATTATTTGCCTCCTGTTCTACGTGCTAAATTGATGGACGCTTTATACTCAACATTGACAAATAAACAGTATGATGATAGCACAAAAGTTAGAATTTCATATTCTATTCTACAAGGTGCATCTAAGTATAGATATTTTAAACCAACTCTTAAGAAATACTTAAGAACTCATGTTCGTTCTCAATTTTTAGAGATACAAGTAAAAGAGTGGGACATTGCATTGTTTTTACCAACCGAGTCATTCAGAAAAGCAGACACTGGTCGTGTTTGGGAAGAATCACGTAAGAAATTAGGAAGAACATAAATGATAGCAACAGCACTAACAACTTTTCCAGACGTAATAGTCAAAGACACCCGAATAGCAAAACCAAGTTTTTCTATCAGCGCATTAAGATCCGCTGTGGGTGTGATTGCACGTCCTAATATGTTTAACTGTGTGCTTACTGGAGCCCAAGTTTTTAATAATAAAATTCCTAACTTTTCATACAGATGTGAAAAGGCTGAGTTTCCGGGAAGAACAATTGCAACGACTGACGATACATTTGCAGGTCCAACAATGAAACTTCCATATGATATGACATATAACGATATTACGCTATCTGTCATTTGTTCTGAAGACATGAAAGAACGTACATTTTTTGAAACGTGGATGGACTATATTGTTAAACCCGCAACGTCACCGGATGCAGGAACAATAGCATATCATTCAGATTATGCGAGAGGACTTAAATTGGAAATCGATCAATTATCTTCCGCCACTGGCAATAGCCTTTGTACGTATATCTGCTATGATGTATATCCTATAGCAATAACACCAATGAATGCTACGTGGGATGAAGTAAATACGTATCAACGTTTTGGAGTAACTTTAACATATAGATATCATACATTTGAGAAATATTGATATTTTATAATTTTTTAATATAACTGGAGAAATACTATGGCATTACCTAAATTTAATAACCCAATTTTTGAATTGACTTTACCATCTACTGGCCAAGCAGTCAAATACAGACCATTCTTAGTGAAAGAACAAAAAATTCTTTTGCTTGCATTGGAAGGCAACGATCAGAAAGACGTTTTAACCGCAATCAAACAGATTGTAGGAAACTGTGCTATCGATGAAGTCGATCCAAGTAAAATTGCACTATTCGATTTAGAATATTTCTTTATGCGTCTTAGAGCAAAATCAATCGGAGAAACAATCGATTTAAGATTGCGTCATCCGACAGGAAAGAATTCAGACAATGAAGAGTGCGAACACATGACACCAACCACATTAGCTTTATTAGAAGTTGAAGTGCAAAAAACTGACGAACACACAGATAAAATTATTCTAGATGAAGAAACTGGTATTGGTATTAAACTTAAATATCCAAACGTAGACATGGCTATTGCATCTGCTAAAACAGTTGAAGGTAAAAATCAGATGGATGCCGCTACTAACGCAATTATCAACAGCATTGAATATATCTTCGATAAAGAAACAGTATATAAAAAAGAAGATTCAACTAAAAAAGAACTGATTGAGTTTATTGAAAATCTATCTCAAGATCAGTATGTTAAACTTACAAAATTCTTTGAATCTATGCCAAAATTAAAACACAAAGTCGAATGGACATGTGGTAAATGTGGATGCAAAGATGAAATAACATTGGAGGGCTTGTCAAATTTTTTCGGCTTCTGATGGGATCTGAAAATTTAGCAAATTACTATAAAACCAATTTTGCTCTAATGCAACATCATAAATATGATTTGGAAATGTTAGAGAATTTGATTCCATTTGAACGTGAATTGTATATTATGCTATTGTCTCAGCACATTGAGGAACAAAATCAGCAACAGCAATTACAGGCACAACAAAGAGGAAGAAGATAAATGGCTACGCAAAAAGAATACGAAAAGCTGAGTGATAGCGACAAGAAAAAAGAAGATTGGATGAACGCTAAGTGGCGTCCGATGATGGGTTGGATTTATATGCTAACCTGTGTGACTGACTTCATTATCTTTCCTATTCTTTGGGCTATGTTACAAGCCGCATTGAAACAACCTGTGTCAGCATGGCAACCCATCACCTTGCAAGGCGCAGGATTATTTCATCTTTCTATGGGCGCTATTATTGGTGTTGCGGCTTTCGGACGTACACAAGAAAAACTAGCAGGAGCAAACAATGGCGGTATGCAACCTATGGAACAAAGCGTCACAACAAGATATGGATCTCCGTCGGCAGGCGGATTCGGAGCATCCAACAGTTTTAGTTCACCAACATCAAATAGCTTTGGTAGCAGTTCAGGCTTTGGAGCACCAACGTCTAGCTTTGGTGCAACATCAAGACCCGCAACTGGAAAATCAGCAAGATTTGCAGAAGCCGATCCAGACTCTGTATTCGACAGAGGGTAATTAACATATGGCAACATTAGGCAATTATGGTGCCGCCCTTGGCGGAATGGCTAAAGACGCTGTTGTGGGTGGTGCTAAAGGTTTGGTTAACGGGCTAAAGGGTGCAATAATAAGTGAGGCTCCAGGCCTTGCTGGTGCATATGCATTCGGCAAAGACTTAAGTAAACGTGCTAACTCTCAAAGTTCATCACCAAGAATGGCTGGAGGAAACACACCGCCAACATTCTCATCCCAATCATCGTCTGGCGTGTCATCGCCTTTAGGTGGACTATCCCAAGCAGTATCTCTTGTTGCTGGACAAAACAAATCAAATGTTATTAATCTTGAACAAGTTCGTCAGTTGAAACAGTTAAATGATAGTGTTATCAATCAATCAAAACTTATTTCATTTGGAGTTGAAGACACCAAACGAAAAAATATATTTGCAGAAGAAGTTGCAAATGAACAAGCAATTCGTGATGATAAGTTATTAGATGCAATTAATAAGTTAAGTGATAAATTTGATGGCGCTAGTTTTGGTGGAAAAAATAAAGCCGACGGAGAAGGCGGTGGGGGTTTAGTTGGAGCCGCTGGCTCAGTTGCGGCCGCAGTTGCTGGAGGATTTTTAAAAGATGGACTTAAGTGGATAGGTACTTCTATTGTTGGTGCTATAGCCGCTGGATGGTTATTTTTTAAAAGACAGATTGCGGCATTTGCATTAACAGCCGCATTGCGGTTTGGTGGTGGCGCCGCTTTGGGTGGAGCAGTTGCCAGTGCTGGCGCAAGATCCGCAATAATGGGAACTCTCGGTACTGTTATTCCTATGGTGCTTCGTTTCTTAACTGGTCCTATTGGATTGGGACTTATGGCGGCCGCCGGTCTTTTTACGCTGGCCGCTTCTGCAAGAACAACTTCAGTTAATGATGGTAGAAGAAGAGTTATACCACCAATTGATCCAACTGCTGGACCGAGCAAAAAGGCTGAACTTAAACCAGATGAAGCAAAGAGATTGTTGGACGATGCAAATGAGCGCCTTAAAGATGATCCTAAACTTACGCCCGCACAAAATAAAATTAAAAAAGATAACGCAGAGCGTGATTTAAATTCATTTGGAGGCAGAGCAAGAGTTGAAGAAATAGCAAAAGGTAACAAAGACCCTGGCGCCGCAATAAACTCCGGTAAATTTTTAGACAAAGTGAGGGGTGCTGAATCTGGAGGTAGAAATATTCAAAATCCTCTTGGGGGTACTGCTGGAGGTGTGTATC